GAAGTAGAAGAGGAGACCTGATCTTCTACTTCACAAGATCATCCGGATTTCCTTGTAATCCATCAATCAGGCACAAACAAGCTTACTTTGATCTGTTTTTAAAGAGGGTACAGATGACTTCGCTCTCCTCGTTGGACGGGAGAGACTCTGACCTATTTTGACATAACTATATCTTTGATTTTGTATTTATCACTTGCCTCTAGTCCTAGGGATGTCGTGTGTTGGTCATGACCTGTCGTAGCACGAATACTTATGATGGATGTAGGAGGGGAAAGCATAGATGCAGATGATTAACTACTGGTGTGATGAGTTGGTGATACCCTGCCAGTAGGGATAGACATTATTAATGAATAGCGAGGATGGCATCCGAGGCCACTTAATCTGCAGTGAATGTTTGTGGACGTGTGTTATTGATGCTGGAAAGCATGGAAATTTGAGAACCAGGGTGACTTCTGGAAAGACAGACGGCTGATGGAAAGACATCACAATAGCAATGCTCAAAATGAATACCCAAACGAAATTCTCTCGAGCGCAGTCCAACCCAACAACAACGTTTCGTGGAACTACCACAAGATAGATGGAGCTAGCGCTCCTCTATACCCGCAACCAAACGGTGCCGAGACCCCTGACCGTTTGAAGGTTCTGCGGAAGTACTTCACACTATCAAATGTCGTGTTAGGGGCAAAAATCATCATTATCGGCGGAGTTGCTTTTGCCGGATACAAAGTTGCACACGGAATGTATACCTGGTATGAGGCAATCTCGTCTCCGATAGCAGCACTTGAAACTACAGTATCAACCGAATACCACACTCTCCAAACAAAATATGGCTACCAATGGTATGACTATTTCTGCCCAAAATGCATGCTTTACAAATTTGCCACTCATAGTGGAAACGCTACCACAGCAGCTTCTCACCACAACCATATTATGCACGCGCTCAATGGCAATGGAGAACAAATTCACGTCATACAGATAGGAAACCAAATCGAACTTACAAACACGATTGCCGCCATGAAATTCAACGTCAAACTCAGGTCTAAGAACAAAGTGATTGTTGAACTTGTCCCACTTACAGCTCCTTCTGGCGATATGGCTACCCGAAACAAAACACGGCATGACCAGAATAACGCCATCGCTATACTGAACCAAATCGCATCCCAAGGCAATGACAAGCGGCTACCACTGTATCACAGTTTTATCAAAACAGGATCGGATGACAGGCCGAGGTTCGACGTGTCGATGGTATTCAAAAATGTAACCTACGTAGGGCTGGGGGGTGCTACGAAGCATGCAGCTAAGACTAAAGCAGCGTCTGCTGCCCTCATAGCATTGCATACATCACCCGAGCTCAACGGCGACCAAAGGGCGACGTTAAGCGCCTGGACACGCGATTTGACCAAAGACGGCGACGTTGAGAGCAATCCTGGACCTAGAGGATTGGATTTGGATTTTTCCTACCCAAATGAAGAGACTCCACCTGATATGTCCAACTTCGTACCATACACGAGTTACTCCACACATACTAACTTAAAACCTTTCAATGACGTGGAGAACTACGACCGAGACTCTGCTTTCGCTGAGGATTACGTTGCTGACGAGTACAAGGCTCATCTTGCCAAGCGCGTGGAATACGAGAATGCGACAGGCAACTACTTTAACTATTTATCTAGTCTGCTGAACTTACCAACCTCCAACCGATTCGCCCTCCTGTGTGTTGATGACGTAGACCCGGAGCCATGTGATGACGAAACAGAAACAAGCACACCAGAGAAGCAAAAACCTCGACCTCCAAAAGTTGCTAGGGAGCGGAAGGAAAGGCCATTTGTCGAGAAGCCTGTTCCTGTCAAGAAGATCGAAAAGACAGAAGAAGAAAAGAAGACTGATCGAATGTTCGCGCTCAAAAGAATAGCTGGCCAACTGAAACAGACCCCCGAAAAAGTGTTTCTCTGGGTAAAAAGAAAAATGAGTCCCGTGTTCAAGACAACAATATTAGATCTGGTATTTGGTCTGAACTGGCAGGAGAAAACCATCATGAACCAGTATGAATTTGCGGCCTACGCCAACCTACACGACATTACTGACGATGAGTTAATCTCAACAGTCATCAATCACGACACGAAGTGGGCCAGCTATTCCCTCCAACAAAAGATCACATTGGCTAAAGAACTAAACTTTTCCTACGTCGAAGCCAAATCCCTCTCCCATAACAAGGAGATGCACTCAGCTAACGGCAACATCCTGTCCAACACCTTATCCGATGTCGAGGAACATGACAAAGCCCAAAATATTGTCAAATATAATCAAGCCACACTACCACAGTACCGCGGAATCGAAGCACAAGTGTATATAACGAACGTGGCTGGTGACACCAACCCTAATTTTACGCGAATTTTTGATCAGGACCGGATCCGTGGTAATGTCGTTGGAGCAGCTAATAATATCACAAATAATTGCGCTGTCCCCCTTCCAATGACTTGCCTCATTCCACGCCAAGTTAGACCTCTGGTACCGGGCGCGCTAGTCCCAGCGCTGCAAAGGTTGCGTATTACTGAGTTAAACACCGCTGAATATTATTTGAATCCTATCATAGCAACCGACTTATCCAAAATGATTTCCGATCAGGTCAAGAATAATCAAAGCTCCAACTGGCGCCGGGATAACAACTCTCTATCGGGATTTTCGACCTTTGACATCGCAACCATCAACACTGCCTTGCTACCTAAAGGCTTGACTTTAGAATCCATGCTGTTGAAGCCTGACTTGTTGCATTCCATAACCTCACTAAGGACTAACTTCACATCTATTAACCGTTCAACCTTCAATGCTATTGACAACAATACCGTTCCATCTGTCGGAGTCAGCGTAACTATCGGGATCAACAACTCCCCTGTATTTGGAGAAGACTGCGGAGGTAACAACCCTGTGTTTCCATGGTTGGGAAACAAGGGCAGTGTCGCATTTCATCTTACCTTGGCATCCGTTCCAATTGATCAACGTGATGATGCAATCGTCATGCCTCCTGGCTTGTTACAAGCGTCTTATGATGCGAGCGAAGCGGTAGCAATGTTCGTTATGTCATGGGCGGAGTGGCCCTTTGGCATCTACACTGCAACTAGACCAACGACCGACACCGCCGGAGGGAACAATCAAAATCAGGTGTTTGTCCCCACTCAAAGTTTGACACGCGTAGCAGGGCGGAGGACACTCAACATCGTGCTACCCAAGCGGTTCGCTGAGGCCGCTCCCACATCTGGACCCCAGGCAAACGCTCAAGCCACTCTTCGACCAACTGCTGGGCCCGTTGCTGCGGCCGGTGCACCACCAATTTTGGCTGGGCAAGTGCTTGACATCAATTTCGTTGGCGGAGCACTAATAGCTTACCCTCTTACCGACTACCTGTACACATGGGCTACTCAATTCGACGCAACACCAATTAGACAATACATTGGCAGACTGGGAGTGTTGATGGGAGTGAAGGATACACTGCTCGTAGCTCATGAGATGAACATTGCTCTGTGTCAGCAATACCCTAAGATGGTGACTGGAGCCGGAGGTGTTGCCTCGCCCGCTCCTAATTCCATACCACAGTTTGATTTGTGCTACTGCAACCACACTCAGGTTACCACCTCTGTAGCTAACTTTCCTTTGGCTGCTGATGTTCGAGCTGACTACCGGATCTTTGAAACTAATCCTGCAACTTGGAACAAGGTGTGCTTGGGTCTGGCAACGGCACCCAACCTAACACCTGATGAGCCGGTAGATATTCCTTACCACCTGGGCAATCCCTCGAATGCATTCTGGGAACGGCTTGAGTCTGTACCAATGGCCGCTTCTTGGGCACTCTACTATAATCTGCGCGGTCTCACCACCTTGGCGTGGAATAATGCGTATACTAATGCCAACAGCGTGTGGGCTCAAAGGATGGCTAGGGAAACATTCTGCACAACTCATGTCACAGGAACCATAGTGCCAGCCAGGTACGGCAGAATACCGCATGACATAATGAAGTCTGTATACGGCCGAGCTCCAAAAACTACTCAAACCAGCAAGGGCGGCACACTCATCGATATTTCTCACTTCGAACGCTGGTTACCGGGCGCCCCATTCGCGTCAGTATACACAGCCGCAGGTGTGGAGGTGACTGGGCTAACACCGACAATCCTGGCTGATATCTGGATTCAGTATCCAGCTGACAATTTGCCCATCTTGGCTGCAACTTTCCCACCTCCATTTCACCGGGATTCTGTCCAAGGGTTTGACTCACGAAACGGGCTCGCAATCCACAGGAACATGAACAACGATCTGGTATCTCCGTATATGGAGCCAGACCCCAGAGCCTTCTTCGACGTGAACAAGGGACCTGTCATGAACGATTTCGCAGTATGGAATTCAAGACTGTGGTTTACCCATCCTAACAGACAAATCCTTGACTATTCAGGAGGGGCTATCGCTGAAGTGATTCCGGCCGCGGGTACTTACCCCTTGGGACGCGGCATTCCACTGTTGACAGGGGAGAACGTCCCTCCTGAGCTTGCAAATGCTTCAACAATCTGCATACCTCGGTTCTCGAACGCTGGACAGCGGATATTTTTATATGTCACACAGGCACAGTCCGTCCAGTTGGTGGGGGCATGCAACAGGTCTAATCGACTAATGCGCAGTGCTTGGCTGCTTAACGATGTGTACAAGGCACCCGATGTTCAACAATGGGGCAGAGATGAAGAGGACGAATTTGACACTATTACCAAGAGCTATTTTTTAGATGTAACGACCGCAGGTGTCGACAATGCTACGAATCAGATACCCGCGACATTAGTAAATACGAACGAGCAAGCGGTGGATGTATCACAGCTGCCCTCTTCGGCAAATCCATCGACTACTATGGAACAACCGACATCGGTCGCAATCTAGAAGAAATACTCAAATTAAAGGACAAGCCTTTGACAGCCAGGCTGCAAGAAAGACTCACTTCTTTAACCGACGGATTGGTCAAGTTTGACGAGATTAATTGGACAGGAGCATTACAGTGGATTAAGAACAATTTGCCCGCAGTGAACACAACAATTAAGGGTGAGTTAGAACCATCGGACGATACAATAGACCCTCGTGTGAAAGGAGATCTAGCCATCAGACGGCTAAGGATGAAAGACATTCTGTGTGTCGTATCTCAAGAGCTTAAGGAGGAGATGAAATATTACCAACACCTTGACAACATTCTGTTTACCAACATCATGATTTATGGTCACATCCATGGACCCTCAACCATTCGAGAATTGCGAGAGCTGGGCATGTTTAACGACTTTGAAACGTTTGTCACAATGGCTGGGAAAATTTCAGGACATTTCAAAAGATACCCCATTTGCAAGGACGAAACAAAACAAAGGTTGTGCGAGATTCAATGTCTTACTGGGTACCTACAGAACGACCCACCCGGTTGGGATTTCGAAAAAGAGTTTGTATCACTAGCAGAGGGTGGATATGAACATGGTTTGGTGGGAGAAGACTGGCCTGCTCGATTTAAGGAATTGAACGATAAAGTGATGACACGACAGCCAATGCCTGACTTCATATCGTTTGAGGACTTCATTCGTGACGGACTGTGGATTACTGCCGGATCATCGTCAATTGGGAAAGTGGAATGGACCAAAACGGACGACAAGGGTAAGTTCAAGGCCCGAAAGAACATGCTGACTGAATTGTACACTGACGAGGATCTGATTGAGATCGTGAACAACTGGGATGGGATTTTGAGATCAAGAGTGTTTACGAAGGATGAATTGTCTAAGCGACGTCTTGCTGTTGCATCGAACATCGAGGCTTACCTGTCAGAAGCCTGGATCCTACATCTATTTGGGCACGGTTTTAAAAACTACGAATACATCACCTTAGACGAATCGCCCAAACGTCAACATGAGCGAACATCCAAACTAATTAACTTGCTGAGAAATGGTTCTTTCTGCCTACCATTCGATTTCAAAGGGTTTGATCACCAACCACAGATTAAAGCTGAAGTTCAAGTTATTTTGCAAAAAATTGTCGATCATGTGCGAACCAAAGTTCCAAAGGATAAGCTGGCCACTTTCAATAGTATAGCTGTGCGGATGGTTGAAAGCTACGCAAAAGGAGAAATTATCAATCCAATGACAATGGAAGTGCTGATACAAATAGGGGGAATACCGTCTGGTGTGCGTCCAACTTCATTGATTGGCAATGTTTGGAATGGAGACATGACCACCTACGCTCGCGAGTTGACCAAGCTCATGATGCGGCGTGACGAGATAGAAGAAATTGGCATCAAAGGCGACGATACATACATAGCATCAAAGAACCCCGTCGCTTTGATAATATTCAGACTGGCTTATGCAGCAGTCAATGCCATTGGTTTAGATTCAAAATTTGGAATATCACAAAACATCTGCGAATTTTTGAGAAACGAGATATCAATTAACGGTTGCCAAGGATGGTCCAATCGAGCTATACCATCATTATCTCAAAGAAAACCATGGAATGCACAACCTTGGTCACCCTCTTCCGAAGTTGCGACCGTCGCTAATAATATTTATTTACTTGAACGTCGACTGAAACGCAGCACACCACAACTTCATCAAGCCAACAAAATCAAATGGAGCAAATATACCAATCAATCATATCATTGGCTTCATCTTCCGGTTCGACTCGGAGGTTTTGGACTGTATCCGTTTGAGGGGTGGGAACCTAATGGCAAGCTACCACTTGTCGCGAAACCCTTCATAACGGTGAACAATCTCAAGATCTCCCGAGAGTACGTACCTTGGGCAAAGCTGACACCAGAACAGAATATCTTGTACGCTCAGGAAGATTTCAACAGCAAAATAGCCACAGACGACATCCCAGGTCCGCAAAAATACTACTCGCGTGATTTCGTGAACATTCTGCGTACTAAAACATTCTCATGGACCAAAGAACCAACCATAATTCGGATTTTTCCACCGAAAGTGCAACGTCCTCCGGTCGCTGAACACGTTTGGTGGCCTAGGGACAGATTTGTCAATCAAAAATCTCTCGATCCAACAATGCCTATATTTGCCGAGTTTATCAGACAACATCAAACACTCAAACGAGCATCGGGTCGTATGAACATCAAGGTCGAGCCGCTTCCCGCACTTGCTAAAAAGTGGTATCCACACTTGTGGTCAAGTGTCGAATATTTTGAAGCGAATGGCTGGCATAGAACCGACGCAATCAATCTGGCAATCGGCAACATACCAACTGAGCCGACAAAAATATTACACCCTTCGCTGACCGCTTTTGTGAAGGAAAGTGTCAAGCGAAACAACTTTCGGTATTGGAAAGGTCGACGCAACATTGCGCTAAATTTGTACACTATAACAACACTAGCAGTACACGAAATACAGGCAACAGGCGGCAAACATCTGTACGCCTACTAGGTAAGACTCATGACCATCAGTGAGCACCATACTAGAGAACCCTATAACATCGATATGCAGTTGCATACTCTTCTAGCCTA